CCCTGCTCCGAACACCATCGGCATGATCCCGACGAGCGTTGAGACGTTCGAGATCCCGGGCGGATCGTGGGTCATCGCAAGTTCCGCGACCGGGTTTGAATTCACTCCGGGTATCGGATCGTGAGTTTGCGCGCAGCGGGTGGAGCGGGAGGCGGGTCGGGCACGATCTCCAGCATCACCAGCTCCTCGATCACGGTGACCGGAGGCAGCGGCCCGGCGACCGATCTTGAGTTGAACGCGGCAGGAATCGAAACCGCTGCGTCAGGCGCCAATCCGCAGAACGTCCAAGTCTTTACTGCGAGTGGCACCTGGACCGCGCCCGCGAACTACGCGAACGCGCAGTCTGTGCGGATCATCTGTATCGGTGGCGGAGGCGGCGGGGGCAGTGGCGCGGAAGTCACGCTAGGCACGGCCGAATCCGGCGGCAGCGGCGGGGGCGGCGGTGCTTATGACGACGTCATTTTTCCCGCTAGTTCGGTATCGTCACCCCAGACCGTGACGGTAGGCGCGGGTGGCGCGGGTGGCGTGGCGCTTACCGGCAATGGATCACCGGGCAACAGCGGATCACCGGGCGGCACTACGACTTTCGGGGCTTTTTTACAAGCTTCGGGGGGCGGCGGCGGATTCGGTGGTGTCAGCGGGGGAAATTCCGGCGGCGGTGCCGGTGCAACTACCTATACCCAGGGGCCAGTCGGCACTGGCGCGGCGGGCGGCGCCGCCTCGCCCGGTTCAGGCGCGGGCGGCTTTGGATCGAACGGCGGGATTGGCTCATCGCAGGGCGGCGGCGGCGGCGGCGGTACGTCGGGCGCCGCGGGGACTAAGGGCGGCAATACCAGCACGAACGCATCTGGCGGCGGCGGCTCCGGGGGCGGTTTGAACACCACAACGGCCTTCGCCGGGGGCAATGGGGGCAATGGAATTGGCTCGGGTTTCTCGGTCGCAAGCGGGGGCGCGGTCGCGACCAACGGCGCCACCGCGACGGCCATCGCTACCTGGGCACCGGGCGGAGGCGGGGGCGGAGGCGGGGGCGGCAACACTGCAGGGGCTGGCGGTTCCGGGGGTAATGGCATCAACGGCGGCGGGGGCGGCGGCGGCGGCTCGTCGGCCGGCGGAAATTCCGGCGCGGGCGGCACTGGCGGCGGCGGCGCGGTAATCGTTATCGTGAGCTTCTAAACCATGACACTCCAAGTCTACGCGGTCGTCACACCCGGAACCGTTGTCATCAACCTCGTGGAATGGGATGGAGTTTCAACTTTCAATGTGTCGCCCAACACGCTGGTTCTTGCAACAGGACAACCGAACGCCCAGATAGGCGGTACCTATAGCGGAGGCGTGTTCACACCCCCGAGCGCGCCACAGACTCCTCAAGGGTGCATATTCGTCAATTCGCCAGTGAGTGGAGCGACGGTACCGTTGCCTACGCCCGCGTCGCAGTTTGGCCCACAGCTGCTTTACGCGATCTTGCAGCCGGCGGGTACATTGGCCGCATTGACTCTGACGATGCCCCCGGGGACGGTGAACGACGGAACCATCGTGACGCTATACGCGACGCACGCGATTACCGCACTGACCTTGAACGGCGCGACGGTGAACAACGCGCCCGCCTCTCTTCTCGCGCTGACTCAGTACGACATCATCTGGAGTTCGCAGTATAATGTGTGGTTCCATCTAGGCCCGAGCGCTTAAGCAGTGGCCGGCAATGGGTACGACATCTGGGGCGCGAACGGCGGCAGCGATACCCCGGTGAATGCGCCGGAACCAATTGCTCAGGCGCTGTCGTATGCCACACAACCGGCGAATGCCGTATATCAGGGGAACCTGTCGGTAATGGCCGCTGAGTCCAGCGGCCTGATACCGCTGTTAATGAGCACGCCCGCTTCGAGCGTGCCGATTTCACCGAGGATGGGATAGAAATGGCAGGATCACTCGGGGCGCTCATCGGCCCGTTGTTTGACTCGCAGACCCCGGCCGCAGAAGACAAGAAGCGCGCTGTGAAGCCGAAGAGCGTGCGCGTGAAGCACGGCGGCACGAAGGAGAAAGTCACGGACGGCGAGGGGTCCGTAACCGAGCCCGCGCAACAGCACGGCGAACTTGCCGCGGCTGCAGAACCGACACCCGTTGAGCGCACGCATTCGCACGCTCGTGACGCCAAGGTGCGCGCGACGCAGGATTGGGTCGAGGGTCGCATCACATCGAAAGAGCACAAGCATGTGCATGATCGCGCGAACCATGTGCTGATGAACCGGCATCCGAAGGTGTTCCGCGGTACGACCGGCGAGAAAGCTCCGCCGAAAGGCCGCAGGGGTATCTGGTGATCCGCTGCATTCAGTTTCGTCAAGGGAACCTGATCTGCCTGCAGTTTCGGCCAAACGTCGCCTGGCTTAGCTGATGGGGATCATTGGGAACCGCGGGCTTCAGGGCCAGCCGGTCCTGCCGTATGCGGACTACAAGGCGTATGCGGGCTCCGACGGATTCTTTGATCTGCAATTCGTTGACCACACGCAAACGCCGGTTATCCCGACCTCGTTCACGTACCAGCTCGATGATCTGACGAACGATCAGAACATGGTGCCGGCGACCAGCGCGTCCCCGGCGACGAGCGCCTACACGCTGCAGATTCCAGGCGTATCGATGGTTATGACGTACCCGTACCAGGGATCGCAGATCTGCCAGCTCTCGTGCACATTTACGGCACTCGATTCGGTGACGGGCGCGAGCTTCACGGGTAAAGGGGTCATCATCGTGGAGCTGTGCGCGATTCAGACTCCGAACGGTCTTTGAGATTTTTTGCGCTATCGTAGCGCTACTACGGTTTGCCGGCCTTCGTCTAAGTGCAGGATCCGATGTTGAAGATCGAGGTGTGGTGTGCTCCCACAGGCCGGCTCATTCGCTATTTGCAAATAGCATATACTCTTTTGGCAACTTGAGGTGAGACTCATGGTTGAGTTTACGCAGAAGCTGATCGGCGACATGATCGCGGTCGAGCCCGAGGCGAAACCGCCCGGCAAGGTACTACTCCCAGACTGGCAGCGTACGCTGCGAGGCAAGGTGATCGCGGTCGGACCCGGCGCACCGCTCTACAACGGCAAGACTGCGCCGATGCAGTGCCAAGTTGGTGACACGATTGTGTTCGGCGCCGCGACCGGCATGGAGTCGCAGTACAAGGGTGCGCTGATTCGCATCATGCGGGACAGCGACGCGGACGCAGTGGTGGCCGCATGAAGCTCTCACCCGAATTACAAGAAGTCTCCCGACGTGTGCGCGTATTGCGTGATCGGGTGTTGGTGAAGCCGCTTCCGTACGTTCATCCGATCCTCATTACGCCCGGCATCCAGGTGCAGAAGGCGCTGGTGATCGGAGTGGGTTATGGTAGGCGTGAACGGCGCAAAGTGCGCTTTGACCGCATGGAAGGGCACTTGAACACCGGGCGGTCGCTTTACTTCGAGGATGGAGATGAGCTGGGGCGGCTTCGGCCGATGCGAGTCTCTGTCGGTGACGTCATCGAGTTCAGCCCGAGAAACGGATTCGTGATTTTCGAGCACGATGTGCTTCAGGCCGGGCTGCCGAATGTCGGCGACCTACTGATGATCTGGGAACAGGCAATCATGACCGTCGATCCGGAAGAGTCGCTGAGCGATGCGCTCATGTGGCAGCAACCGGCAGGCTACGACCGGCATGGCAACTTCATGTCGGGCGCCGAGAGCTGGAACAAGACCGCTTGACGTATCCGGAACTGACGGAGAAAGAGCTGGCGCTGATCGCGCCGGTCAAGGACGGGAAACCGGACTTGTACAACTATCTGCCGACGCGCTTCGTCCCGCTCGATGAGGCAAAGGCGCGCGGCTGGAAGTGGTTCTACGTAGGGGACGTATGCTCACATGGGCACAAAGCCGCGCGCTACGTCTCCAACCCCCGGTTCTGTGTGGATTGCCGCCGCATCAAGGATGGACACGAGGCTGTCGGCGGTAAGGGAGTGGCCGAGTTCACCAATCGCCCGCGTGCATACTCGGAGCCCGCTTCGAGATCCAGTGCAGGCCAGGTGGCTGCCCCGCCTCGCCCTCTTGAGCCTGATGCTCAGGAAAAGAAGTTTCTCACTGCCTACGCGCGCACGCGAGACTTCGACGCGGCAGCGGTAGAGTGCAAGGTCGACAACGCGGTGTTCCGAGCGCGGCTCTCGTACTCGAAAGTGTTTCGAGACGCGGTGAACGCGCTCGAAGAGCAGCTTGGCATGAACCATACTCTGAAGTTTGATGAAGACTTCGAATGGACCGATGACAAGCGCGCGGTTCTGGCGCGGGTATACATTGACACGGGCGACCTCGGAGTCGCGCGAGACGCGATCCAGGTGTCGAACTTCCACTATCAGAAAGAGATTCAAGAAAACGGCGAGTTCGCGTCGCTGATGGCGGACGCGGAACCTCTGGCGAATCGAATCCTCGACGAGCACGCCGTGCGTCGCGCAAAAAACGGCGACAGCCGCCTTTTGGACCGTGTCCTCACCGCGAAGCTCGCGGAGTACAGCCCGAAGATGCGGATGGACGTCAACGTCACTGAGAAATTGACCGATGACCAGATCAACGCCCGATTCGCCCAAACCATGCGTCAGCTCGTCACCCTCGGAGGAGCTAAACTCCTCCCTGGAATTATTGACGCAGAATTTTCGGAAGTTGGATCGTCGCGCGAAGATGAAGATGCTGGAGACGATAGCGGCGAAAGTTCGCCATATGTCCCAGCATCGAATCTTGACCTACTTTGATACGCCCGAGGTTCGTGCCTCCTATCCGAAGCAGATGCAATGGTTCAAGCTCGGGAAGATCCATCAGGAGTGTGCGCTATTCGGCGGCAACCGTTCGGGTAAGACGGTCGCAGGGACATTTGCAGACACGCTACACCTGACCGGGCAGTACCCTGACTGGTGGGAAGGGTACCGGTTTGATCGGCCCACAGAGGGCTGGGCAGCCGGCGACACCGGCAAGAACACGCGGGACATTCTGCAGAACGCATTGCTCGGCAAGCCGGGCGATGAAGCGGCAAGGGGCACCGGTATGATCCCGGGCGACCTGATCCTGCGCACGACGCCGAAGCACGGCATCGCGGACGCTGTCGAAACCGTATTTGTGCGACACGTTCCGACGGGCGGCGTGTCCACCTTACAGTTCAAGTCGTATGACCAGGGCCGAGAAGCCTTCCAGGGCACCGCCCAGGATTTCATTCACTTGGATGAAGAGCCCGACATCGACATTTACACCGAGTGCCTGTTGCGTCTGATGACGACCGACGGCCGGCTGGAGTTGACGGCAACCCCGCTGAGAGGGGTCACACAGCTGATGCTCCAATTTATGCCGCATCTTGCGCCGAAAACAATTGATGAACTGGAAGAGAACTACGACGAAGAATCAGCGGAGTTATTGTAGTGTCAAAAGCGGCCGTTATGGTCGGATGGGAAGATGTCCCGCACCTCTCCGCCGAGCAGAAGAGATCGATTCTCTCCGGCATACCGCCCTGGCAGCGAACGGCCCGTACTAAGGGGCTGCCATCGGTTGGGGCTGGCGCGATCTTCCCGCTCGATGAAGCGGAAGTGACAATCACGCCATTCGAGATCCCGCATCACTGGGCGCGCGGGTACGGGTTCGACACCGGCTGGAACCGCACCGCTGCGCTCTTTCTGGCGCGCGATCCGGACAGCGATGGCTGGGTCGCCTACAAGGAATACTACCGAGGCAAGGTCGATCCCGCGGTCCATGTGCGCGGGCTCAAGACGATTGCCGGCGACTGGATGACGGGGTGCATCGACCCAGCGGCACGCGGACAGCGCGGCCACGCAGGCGAGCGATTGCTTGATGTATACCGCGAGCTGGGTCTCAACCTGGAGCTGGCGGACAACGCGGTCGGAGCCGGCATCATCCAGGTCTGGGACTGGTTGTCGACCGGCAAGCTTAAGATATTTTCGAATCTCTCGAACACGCTCGCGGAGTTTCGGCTCTATCAGCGTGACGAGAAGGGTGAGATCGTCAAGAAAAACGATCACCTCATGGATGCTTTGCGATATGGCGTGATGACGCTGATGACAGAGAAGGCGAATCACTTGAAGACGCCCCCGATGTCGACCGGCACCAACGCGCCCTGGTTTCAGTGGACTCCGCCGCCCGTGTGGAGCGGCTAACAACGAGGTGAGGCTCAATGGCTATTGCACTTAGATTCGAACACGTCGAGGGGCTGCGTCTTCGTCAGCAACAGGCGAAGCAAGTCCAGTTCAGCGAGGGCGAGAACGGCGGCACTCCAATCGCCAGCTCAAAGACCGAGTGGGCATTTGACGGCATCGACTGCCAACAGGATACCGACCCGCGCAAGGTCGACAACAAGGGCAAGCCGCTGCCGCTCGGGACGTACACCGTGCATATCGCAGCTAACTTGCGCAATCTCGTCGTCGAAAAGAAAGGCAAGATCGAGGCCATTCAGTTTCGCAACGCCGCGCTCCGTAACCAGATGAAAATCCGGCAGCAGGAGTTCGTGGAGACGGGCAAGAAGGACAAGAACAATAAACCAATCAAAGATTGGGTGACCACGAAGCAAGAGTATTTGCCCGCGAATACGTGGGGCGGAGCGTATGCCGGAGACGGAATTCGTGCGATCCTCGACGAGATGCCCACGTAGGAAATCATGGCGACCCCCTACCTCATGAAAGATAACGCGCAGGACCGCATGCCCGGCACTGGGCAATCTGGCCGGCGCGGGAGTAAGCAAGATAACTCCGACCTCATCGGCGACGTTCCCGGGTTCACCGGGCAGTTCAGTAACGTCAGCGCGTACGAGGATGTCAATGAGGACGAGTCGCTTCTGTCGCGCGTTCGCAAATTCTACGATGAAGGGATCGGGTCCGAAGAGGAGAACAGACGCATGTTCTCCGAGGATCTGAACTTCATCTATAACGCGGAAGCGATGGGTCAGTGGGATCCGGTCGTGCTCCAGAATCGGCGCGGCAAGCCAAGCTACACGTTCAACCGCGTCATCGGGCCGGTGAACATCGTCGTCGCAGATATGCGGCAGACGAAGCCGGCCGGCAAGGTGCGCCCCGCGAGCGATGAAGCGCAAGAGGCTATCGCGGACATCTA